CGTCGCCTTTAGCTCCCTGAACGCCCTGCGCTCCTTGCTTGCCTTGCGGGCCGGTGGCCCCGGTATCGCCCTTGTCGCCTTTGGGGCCTTTGATGTTGCCGATCAATAGTCGCGCCATGTGTCACCTTTCCGGGATGTCCACGTACAGGTTCCCGCTCTCGGAGTCCCAGACGAACGAGGGTGGGTTCGTGTTGTCCGGATAGTTCACGTACAGGTCGCCGTCGCCTTCCATGCTGAGCGTGAAGAAGCCGTTCGAGGGGGCGGATACGCCGCTGTCGCCCTTGTCACCCTTCTCCCCTTGCGGGCCCTGGATGCCTTGGGAACCTTGGATGCCTTGTCTGCCCTGGGGGCCGGTCGCTCCCTGTGGACCCGTGGGACCCTGCGGACCTGTGGAACCCGTCGGGCCTTGCGGTCCCGCCGCGCCGATCGCGCCGGCATCACCCTTATCGCCTTTCTCGCCGCGTATCCCCTGCAGTCCCTGCGGGCCTTCGGGACCGGCGACGCCTTGCGGCCCTCGCTCCCCGGTCGCTCCTTTCTCTCCCCGAGGACCGGTGGGTCCGGTCGCTCCGTCGGCCCCCTGTGGTCCTGTGTCGCCCTTGTCGCCCTTCTCCCCTTGCGGACCCTGGTCGCCTTTCGGAAGCCCCAAATTCAAGGTTTTGTCGCTGCCGGCGCCCGTGAGCGACGCGCTTGCCTGTGCACCGGGGGCGAGCGTGTCCACCGAACCGATTTTCAGGCCGGTGATGTAGTCGCCTTTCGGCTGTTTACCCGACAATGCGTTGTTGAGCGAGTCGATGTCGTTTCTGGTCACGTCGGCGCTGAACGTCCAGGCGTCGAGTTTGAGGCCGGCTCCAGCGTAGTAGGCGTGGCCACCATCCCCGATGGAGGATTCTCCGCTGTTGCCGCCGGCGCTGGCACCTCCGGATTCGTAGGTGACGGTGAGCACGCCTCCCGAAACCTTGACGATCTTCTTGGAGATCTCGGCAGTGACGACGAGGCCCGTGTTGTTGTCACGACCCGTGACCAGGTCGCCAACGTCCGCGTCGATGCCGTCGGGAATGTCCACGTCGATGGTGCTGGTGTTCCGAAGTTCCTGGAATTTCTGCCTGCCCTTGTCCTCGAGCTCGTCGGCTTCGGCGTTGGACAACTCATATGTGGCGGTGCGTTCGTCAAGCCCTTTGAGTGTCTGCGTGTGGCTGAACGTGCCGTTCGCGTCGGCGTACCAGTGGATGACGGTACGGTCCTTGAGTTCGCCCTTGCCCAGGCAGATGAGATGGTTGATAGGGTGCGCCGCCTGTTTGGCGGTGAAGTCGATGAGGTCCGAGTCGATGCTGTCGCCGATCGTGCGGACGGGCATGGCGCTCATGGCCACCTTGTCGCCGTCATTACGCAACCGGAGTTTGAGTCCGCTTGCCCTGAGCATCTTGACCAGACCGCTGTACAGGTCCACGTACCGGTCGAACTGGCAGGTGGTCTTGCGGTCGGCGCTTTCGTCGGTGACGGTGAACAGGCCTTGCAATCCCGCACGGCTGACGAGCGTGCGCATGATGACGGGAATCGTGCCGGACAGGGTGAGGTAATCGTTGTTCCCGTCCGGTTCGATGATCTTCGAAGCGAGCACTCCATGCCAGTCGCGACCATGCCATGTGACGGTGGACAGGCCTCCGTCCACGTCGACATCCGTGTCGTCGATGATGCCGCCGTACTCGGTGCCGTCGATCATGATGCGGCTCCCCGCCTTGAGCGCGGCGTCTTCGACCTGCAGGTCGAAGTCGTTCTCCCCGCTACCGAACGCGAGGTCGAGCGTGTATGAGGCGTGGCTCGCCACGGGTTTGCCTGTGGCGTCGGTGACGATCAGGTCCATGGCGGTTCGCTCCTTTCCTCGCAGACCGTCAAGTCGAATTGGAATCCTCTCGGCCAGCTGATCGGCTGTGTTCCGGGCGCGAGCGGTTGGAACACGTACCGGCCGGAATCCTTGCCCGACCCTCGCACGGCCTGCGCGAAGCAGTTTGTGGCGAGACCTGTGCCGCTGACCATGGTGACGGTCCTGACATCGCCGGTGCCGTCGATTTCCAGACGCGAGCCGGATGGCACGGTCACGTCGACCTCGTACCGGTTGGTTCCGATGATGACGTACGGGTTTGTGCACGGTCCGAATATCGTGAGCTTGACCGGCTGCGGGATGGATGTGTCGTTGACGATCTCGGCACCCAATGCCATGCCGGCGAAATCATGCGGATAATCATATGGATAGTCAAGGTCGGCGGTTCCGGAATCGTATCGCGGCGTGAAATGCGTCATGGTCGGACGGCGCCACACGCCATCGGCCAGCACGATGGTCAACTGCGTCTCGACCATCGTGGGCGTGATGGATTGCGGTTCGCTTTTCGTGATCCACGCTTTGGCTTCCCATTCGCCGTCGGCCACGAGCGTGCCCGGGTTCCCGGATGCCATGTCGGCGTCCGAGAGGCGGCGCAATAGGTTGAGCGTCTCCGGAGAATCGTGGATCTTCACGGTGATGGTCGTCTCGCGTGTCTTGCGTGCGATGCCCGTGATGCCGCGCGAGACGAGGCTGTAATCCCAGATGCGGGCGCGCAGTCCGGTGAGTGTCTCGCCATAGAGCGGCCCTTCGAAACCGATCGACTCGCCTGTTGCGCCGCTCACGTAGCTCAGGGTTCTCATGCCACGCTCCTTACGAGTCTTGCGAAGTCACGTTGGGTGAACGGCCGGTCGTCGGCCGTCGCCGCTTCGACGGCTTCGATCAGCGTGTCCATCCTGCCGATGACGGTTTCCCATAGTCTGTCGGAATCCGATGGCGTGGCCGTGGTGACGTTCAATCGTCCGGTCTTCGCCCAGTCCGTACCGTCGAGGCTCATCGAGGAGACGAGCGAGTCCATGGACCGGTTGACCACGGCGGCTGAATCATCGATGCCCAATGCCATGCCTCGGCCGATCATCACGCCGACCTCGTCACGCATGAGGCGTGACGGCGAGTGGATGCCGAGTTTGCTTTTGACAGCGGAGATGGCGTCGTTGACGCCGGAGAGCAGGCTCGACGCGATGCTGCCGATCTTGCTCTGGATGCCGCTGACGATGCCGCTGACGATGTTCGCTCCGATGCTGAGCATGCGGCCCGGCAGGGAGGAAAGGGTGCTGACGATGTTCTGCACGAACTGCTTGCCGGCCTGCGACGCCTTGGTCCCCATCTGGGACGCCCAGTTGGCGACGCTGGAGATCGTCGCGGACAGCCAGGAGCCGATTCTTCCCGGCAATTGGGCGAGGAACGTGCCCACGCTCGTGAGGAACCGGCTGCCCGCCTGGATGGCCTGCGATGCCATGTTGGAAACCCACGCCGAGGCTGAGGCTACGGCTCCCGCGAGCCAGCTGGCCACATTGCCGGGCAGCTGGGTGAGGAACGTGCCGACGTTCTGCAGGAACTGCGTACCCATCTGTAGAGCCTGCATGGCCGTGGACGACACCCATGCGCCGATGCTCGCGGCGGTCGAGGCGAGCCATGCGGCCACGTTCCCTGGGAGTTGGGTAAGGAACGTTCCGACGTTCTGCACGAATTGCATGCCCATCTGGAGTGCCTGCGCGCCGAACGCGACCGCGTACAGCGCGATTGACGTGACGGTGTAGCCGAGCCAGTAGGCGATCGTCTCTGGCAGGTTCATGATCGCGTTGGCGAGGTTCGTGAGGAACTGTTGGCCTGCCTGCAATGCGGACTGGCCGAGGTTCACGGCCCATGATGCGACGGCCGACGCGGCTCCGGCGAGCCAGCTGGCGATGTTGCCGGGCAGTTGGTGGAACCATTGTCCGATGCCTTGGATGGCCGACGGGAGCGTCGAGGTGAAGAACGTGACGATGGTCTGGCCGATAGAGGTGACCTTGCCGACGGTCGCCTGCCAAGCGGATGAAAGGAACGACGTGAACGACGCCCACCACTGCTGTCCGACCTTGGTCTGAGTGAAAAACCATGTCAACGCGGCCACGGCCGCCGCAGCTGCGGTGATGAACAATCCGAACGGGTTGGCGTTCATCACCGCGGTGAACGCGACCTGCACGGCTGTCGCCGCCTTTGTGACTGCAGACCATGCGGTCTGCGCGGCGGTGACGATCTTCAGTCCGCCTGCCATCTCCTTCAAGGCCGGGACGATACCGCCCAATTGCATCATCAGATCGACCGTCTTGGAAACGCCGGTGGCGGCCGTCGTCAGTGTCTGCGCGCCGGTCGTGACGGCCGATATCGCGGTCGACACTCCCTTCAGTCCGGCCGAGACGATGTCCCAGCCCTTGACTGCGAGCAATGCGATGGTGATGGCCTTCAACGCGCCGGACACCAGTGCGCCGTTCTGCTGAGCCCACTGTCCGACCGACTGCAGCCATCCTCCCACCTTCATGAGCACGCCGGTCAAAGTGTTCAACAGTCCGGCGAAGCTCTGCGCCGCGGAACCGGCGGTGCGCGCGCTGTCGTTGAAGCCGAAGGCCTGCGAGACCGCGGCCGCCAATCCGGAAACCAGCGAGCCCAATCCGGAGATGACGCCGGTCAGGCTTTCAAGGAACGGCTGCAACGCGCCCGTCTCGATGAACGTGTTGACGAACGTCTTCGCCCATCCCGCCGCGTTCGACAACACCTGCGCGACCGAAGCGACCACTCCCGCGAGCGCGCCGGCGGTTGTGGAGAACATTGTGGCGGCTTCGCCGCCATTGTTGAGTCCACCTATGAGTGATGTGATTGCGTTCCAGAGGCCAGTGAGTTGGCTTTTGAGGCTGGCCGTCGCCGAGGCGAGCATCTGGAAACCGGGGATGTTGGCTAGTGTGTCGCTGAGGTTTTTGAGTTTCGCCTGTGTGGCGGGTATCGCGTTCTCGAGGCCTTGTTGGAGTGCCGCGCCGACCTTTTGCAGGGTTGGCGTGACGGCTGCGGTGAATGTGTCGATGAGTGGGATGGCTTGGTTGAACAGGCCGCGTAAGCCGTTGAGAACTGGTGTGGCGGCTGTTTCTCCGAGTCGGCTCAACGCGGCTTTCACGTTGGCCAGGGCGCCGGTGAATGTGGTGCCTGCGGATAGTGCGGCTCCGCCTAGGCCTTCCTGCATGGCGTCGGCGAAGGTTTGGAAGTCGATTTTGCCGTCCGAGACCATGTCGGACACTTCGGCGCTGGTCTTGTTCAGATGCTTGCCGAGCATTTGGAGGACGGGGATGCCGCTCGACATGAGCTGGAGCATGTCGTCGCCCTGGAGTTTGCCTCGGGCGGCGACGGAACCGAAGATCATGCCGATGTCGGTGAGGCTTCTGCCGCTGATCTGCGCGGTGTCGGCCACGGTCTTGAGGACCTTGGTGAGCTGGTCGCCTTCCTTGATGCCGGACGCTGACAGGCTGGCCGCGACGGTGGCGGCGTCACCCAGTCCGAAAGCTGTGCCCTTGACGGAGGCGAGCGCGTCGTTCATGATTTCGGTGACGCTCGCGCTGTCGTGGCCGAGGCCTTTGAGTTTGGCTTGCGCGTTCTCGATGTTGAGGGCGCGGGTGAAGCCGCCTTTGGCGGCCAATGCGGTGATGCCGCCGGCGAGGGTGGCGATCGCGCCTGTGCCGACCTTGCCGATTTTGCCGAATGCCCCGCCGATTTTCGAAATGAGGGTGTTGGAGCTTTTCTTGGAGGCTTTGTTGACGGCGTCGCCGATGTCGCCTTCGATGCTTTTGCCGAATCCTTTGCCGGATGGTTCGACGTGGACGTATACGACGCCGATGTCCTGTGCTGCCATCGTGTTTCCTTATTCGTAGGTTGGGATTCCGATGGCGGTCGGAGTCAGAGGTCGTCGTTGATGTGGAAGTAGGCTTTGAGCCGTTCCCTGTCCTCGCGTTGACGGCGGGTGAGGTTGTGTGCTGGGGTTGGCGGGCGGAGCGGGTCGTGCTCGTGGTCGAACCATGGGCGTTTGCGTTGTCCGGACAGCGTCCAGACCGCCTGTTCGGCTCCGTCGGGTGCGTAGACGGCGTTCTGCAACGCCATCCACGAGTGGCTCGTGTGGTCTTTGAGGATTTCGCGGGTCAACGCCCAGGCGAGTCCCCAATCGACTCGTGGACGTTGGCCTTCAACCCATTCCTGGAAGCGTACGGGCCTGTAGATCTGCCCGTACGCTCGGATCCAGTCGTAGGCTAGTGCCGCGCGATTGTTGTTCCAGAGGTGGGCGAGGTAAACGCTTTTGGGTCCAGTCCGGATTCCTCGGCCCACGCCTTGATGGTCGCGGTGAGGTAGGCCATCGGACGTTTGGTCTTGCGCAGCACGTTCCAGAAGTTCGGCTGCATCGTCTGGAAGTAGGCGAGGAACGTGCTCACGCAGGCCGTGGTTTCCTCGTCGGAGAGCATTGGCTTGCTTTTGACCAGGAGGATGGCCTGGACGAGTTCGATGGGCAGTTCCGCGTTGTTGAGGTTCGGCAGGTCGAGTTTGACGCCGGCGACCTCGAGGTGCACGTCGGGTTTGAGCTCTTCCGCTTCGGTCAGGTCTACGTCCACGACATGGTATTCTTTGTCGCTCATGTTGGCTCCGTTCTAATGGTTGGCGGTTTGATGTGGTGGTCCCGTGCGGTCGACCGCCATCGGCCGCACGGGAAGAATCAATGGGTCACTTGGCGTCTTCGGTGACGAGGCCCCATGCGTGGAACTGTTCGCCGTTGGTGCCCTTGAGCATCTTGAACGTCATGCTGAAGTTCATGATCTCGCTGGATTTCAGGCTCACGTCGTCACGGTCGCTCACCTTCGCGTTGGTGCCGTACAGGAGGAACGGACGGTCCTGCTGGTCGAGCGCGACCAGCACGAGGATCCACTCCTTCTTCAATCCGGCGCCCTTGATGCTGATGCCGCCGTCCGTTTCGACGTCCACGTCGAAGTAGGCCGACACCACATCCTTGCGGCCCTCCATGGCGGCGAGCTGCAGGGTCCAGTAGCCCGGATCCGTGTCGGACAGCACGATGTCGCCGTTGTGGGCCTTGTAGTCGGTGCTGTCGCCCGGTTCCGGATGCAGTACGGCGCCGTCCTCCGTGGAGTAGCCGATCGGCTTCTTGCTTGCCGGCGGGGTCCAGGCCACTCCGGTCGGAGCCACGAACGTGCTGTCGCCCTTGGGGAACAGGAACAGCGCGTAGTTCTTGATCAGGCGCACGTTGCCTGCGGTGTTGCCGCTGGACACGTACCCGTAGTCGGTCGCGCCCTGCGCGGCGACGGTGGTTTTTTCGTTGTTGTCAGACATTCGTCTGCACCTTTCCGTTCTTCGCGTGTGGCGGCACGTTGTCTTTGGTTGTGTTTCAGTTGACGGTGACCTCGAGCAGGAGCACTCCGTACGCGCACACCAGCCTCTTGTCCTCGTCAGTCATGCGTACCGGCCCGGATTCGAGTGACGCGTCGATGAGCGGCGCGACGTTTCCGAGCCCGATGATCTCCCTCGCGATGTCGGCCCACAGGCGTGCGGCCTTGCCCCAGTCGCCCGTATGGTCCTCTCTCATGCATCGCACGCTCAACCGCAGCCGCACGTACTGCGAGATTGGGGTGCTCATGCCTTGCATGGAGTCGGCCAGAGTGGCTTCGGTGAAGGGAGGTTCGAGGTCGGCTCGTTCGATGGTGTCGAACGTCACGTCCGGGAACAGTGTCCTCAGTTTGGGCAGGAGCAGGGGTTCCGTGCGCCGGGGAGTGACCGGGATGCTCATACGCGCATCCTTCCGAGCGTGTCCTCCAGCGTGCCGTGCGCCTTCTCCACCGGTGCCGGGCAGATGATCGCCACGCCGCTACGGTTCTTGCCGTCATGATCGCGGACCATGCAACGGTCATCCTCTACGGCGGCCTCGGCCGCGTCCCTCATGCGCGAGCGCAATGTCTCGTTTTTGAGGACCTGTTGGCTGAACGCCTTGCGGTTGAATACGAATCTGCATCGTTTGGCCATGGTTTATCCTTCCCGTTCGCCTACGGTGATGACGTCGCCGATGTGGCGTCCGTGGATGTTGTCCCACACCTGCGGCTTGCCCTTGACGGGCAGCAGCCGGCCCCTGACTTTGATCAGGTCGGTGGCCTGGATGCCGGTCGGTTGGTTTCCGCGGATGTGGATTGTGTATTCGGTGGTCTGCGGGCTGGCGTTCTCCTCGATCTGGTCGGTGGTGGAGGTTGGCGCGACCAGCGCCTGGAACGTGCCGACGCGGGCGGGTTTGCCCTGGATGGGGTTGCCGTCCGTGTCGGTGGTGGGCTGGCCGCGCCAGATTTCGATGGTTTCCACTAGGACGTCTCCCCCGTTGCCATGTCGACGCTGAACGCGCGTTGCGCGTTGATGCCGAGGATGCGTTTCTCGTCGTCGCGCAGCCAGAGATCGCCGGTGGGCGCTCCGAAACTGTATTGTTCGCTGAAGCTGCCGGTGGTCTGGTTCATCTGCGTGATGCCGCCGGGAATGTCGTACGGGTCGGCCTGCATGATCCTGCGGACGATGTCGCAGGTGATCTTCGTCAACAGTCGTGGCCGTTCGTCGAGGAGCCGCCGCCAGTTCGGGGAGCGTTCCTTGATGTAGTCGGTCACGTCCGCGAGATGCGTGTCGGCTTTCTCGCGTTCCTCGTCGGTGAGCTTGTGCCACCTCCGTTCGAGATCGTCGGAGGTGGCGAACATGTCGGGCTCGTCCGTCATGGTCACTTCTTGTCCGGCAGTTTGACCGCCCCGGCGGATACGAGGCCGGCGATGGTGTCGTCGAACTGTTTCGCCAACGTGTTGAACGCGGTGACGAGTTTGTCGAATTCGTCCTTGGTCGGAGTGTCCGCCGCGGCCTCGGCGATGTTGCTGTCGACGTTGCCGATCGCTTGTTCGGGCGCGTACTGCTTAATGCCGCCGAGGGTGTCCTCGCCGGCCGCCGGCAGCTCGTAGGCGCTGGATCCGGCGGAGAAGTCCGTGCCATCCTTGTTGACAAGGCTCACCTGCGCGTCCAACGGTCCGATCGCATGCTTCTTCTTACCTGACGGATTGACCACAAGGGTCTGGATGGGGAAACTCATCGTTCACCTCATTCCGTGGCCTTGAGTACGGCGAACGCCTTCGGATCGATGATCGCGAACGCGTACATCGCCTCGGTGCGGTATGCGATCTGGTTATGGGCCTTCAGGTCCACGCCGGTCTGGTCCGGATCGCCGTAGGCGATGATCTCGCTGGTCAGATCGCGGACCATGCCCCATTTGATGAGGCTGAAATCTCCCATGAACGCGAGCACCTTCGTCGGGGTCTTGGCCAGTCGGCCGTTGACGGTTCCGGAGGTCGCGGCGGTGATGCCGTCCAGGCTGCCGGCCTGCAGGTTCAGCGGGATCTCCGGGTAGAAGCGCATGCCGGTGGAGGGGACGCGCAGCTTGCGCAGGCGGGACGCCCAGGTCTTGGACAGGGCGACACCGTTGATGTCGTAGGAGTCGTTCAGCGCGTCGGCCAAAGCGTCCACGTTGCCGATCTCATCCTCGGTGGCGATCACCTGCACGGCAGACGTGCTCAATGGGTCGAATCCGGAGAGCGCCTCACCGGTCTTGGGGTTGATCGCATGGTAGATCACGTAGTCGAGGGCGCGGCCCAGTGCGGCTGCCTGATCGGCCTGGATGCTGCGGATGATCTGCAGCTGGTTGTCCTCGTCGGCCCACTGGAGTTCGCTGGTGACGCGGGTGGTGGTCTGCACCTTGAAGCGCTTCGCCACGACGGAGTCCACGGTCTGCTCGTAGCTGCTCTTGACCGCGCCTTCGGCCACTACCTCGGCTTCGCTCTTGCCGTTGAACACGAGGTAGTCGGCGTCGGAGAAGATCTGTGGCGTGCTGGGGCTCAGGGACGCGATGGTGCTGGTGTCCTTGGCCTTGTTCACGATTTCGGTGGCCACGCTCACGGGGAGCTTGATCTGGTCTGTTTTCATCGCCATGATGACTTGTCCTTTCGGATGGTTGGGTTATTCGCCTAGGAGCTGGTGGATGTACGAGAGCTCTTCGGCGTCCTTGTTGTTGTTCTGGTGCGATGGAGAGCCCGTCTGGTTCCTCACCTGAGGCGGCTTGGATGCCGGATGCAGCGCCGCGTGCAGGAGGTCCGCATGCGCCTCGAGTTCCTCCTTGGTTCCGCCGCGCAGCAGTTCGGCCGGAACGTCCTTGTCTTTGGCGACTTCGGACACCCATTCCGCGTGCTGCTTCTCGGCCGCGGCGTCGTCGATCTGCTTGCGCAGCGCCGCGTTCGATTCCTTGAGTTTGTCGATTTCGCTCTTTCCGGCGTTCTCCATCTCGTCGAGTTTCATGGCCTTGGACTTGAGCTCGTCGTAGTCCTTGTACTTGCCGCGCTCCTTGGCCAGTCGCTTCTCGACGATCTGGTCGACCTGTTCCTGGGTGAACGACCTCGGCTCACCGCCGTCGCCACCGTCATTGGAACCGCCCTCGTCGCCACCGCCGTCGATGAGACGGATGTGTGCCGGGAATCGGAATCTGATGGACATGCTGCTCTCCTTTGCTGTTTCCCGTGGATTCGAGTTCGACCGCGCCACGGTGCGCTGTATGGTCCTCCCACGCGATACGGCGCATGGTCGCCGCCAACCTGAATGGCTGGCCGAGTGGTGGATGCAGGATTCGCACCTGCGCGGCTGTGAAGCGCCCGAGTTACAGTCGGGTCCATTCGTCTGCTCTGGCAATCCACCGAAATCAATGGTTTTTGGTAAAATAGAAGTACCGGAGGTCCCGTGCAGACTTGAAATAATAGCCTATTCGTGCGGGAGTGCCTCCGGGTTTTTATTGCAGCTCGATTTCTCTCATCCCGTTGTTGTCCAATAGGAACAAACGTCTGATCTTGTTTTTCTTATGCAGCGCGTTATAGCGGGAAAGTTGCGTCACCAGTTTCTCCGGAGCCGAGTATCCAGTGAGATCCACAATGAATGCATCCTTCACGACACCATGCTGCTCGGCTTTGGATACCGCTTTTGAGATGTTCTTCGAAATGGATCCGTAGTCTGGGCGTTTTTGCCGAGATGACTTAACCTCGCACTCAAGGTCTTGCTCAATCCATTTCAAGTCATTCGTCGATTTGTGCCCCAAAGTATCGCGTGGAATCCATTCGTAATGCTGTCCGAGTGACTTGAAATGTTCCAGGAACACGATTTCATGCATCTCAAGGACGTCTGCGTCTACTGGGACGCCAAGCGCCTTCTGCCTTCCATCCCATCCTTTCTTGCTTAATGATTTCTCGTCGCGCATGCCGGTGAAATCATGTTCGACTTTGAAAGACGCACGTTTCTTCGGCATGATCCCGTCGCTCAATTGCTTAGGGAACTTATGACGCATAACGAATGTGACGGCATTCGCGTCGGCCGAATCCAACTTGATTCCGGCTTCCTCGGCGGAGGACTTCCAATTCTTTCCCAATGCGTTGCCGTTGATGGCTTGCACGGCCTGATCGTACATGGCTTTATACTTCGCTTGGTCATAGCCGAAGATCTTGTCCTTGCCCCAGCTGCACACGGGAATGCAACGGCATTTGCCGTTATGGAAAGAGCCGCCGAAGTCCGCGCTTTCCTCACTGGTGTATGCGAATCCTCGGCTGGCGAGCATCACGCAAAATGCACAAGGATTGGAGCCTCGTGGGACGCGTGCCCATCCAGGATGCGTCTCGTCGGCGTCGCGGTTGTTCTGCGTGGTCAATCGTACAGACCTGCTCATCATGTCGGCAATGAACTGCTGCCAGTCGTCCACCGTCTTCAGGTCGGGCCAAAGGTCTTCAACAGTCAGCCCGTTGGCGTTGCCATGCTTCAAATTAGTGTAGTTATGCCCATTCCAATCGGTTCCAGTGAAACCGCCTACCTGACGGTATAGCACTTCATATTCGTCGCAAGTAGATGAGACGTAGGGCGGCATTTTGATGCCGGCGTATTTCTGCCACAGGTTCCTGGTGTCAGTGTAGTACCTGCGTGATCGTTCGGACGCATCGCGGGTGTACCTGAGCACTATGTCTTGTCGTTCCAACGGTTTCGCGGATTCCATCGCGTCGGTGGCGTCGTCTGTCAGATTCTCAAGATCAGTCTCGTAATCCCTATGCAGTTTCTCCAGTTTCTGACGAAGCTGCGCTTTCGCCGGTTCCGGCAGATCCAGATTGTTCAGATCCATCCGTCACCTCCGAGGACGCCGCGCTTCTGTCCATGAGCTGGTCGATGCGTTGTTCCGATTTCTGCCGTTGCTGGTCGGCGCGTAGGCGGGTGATTTCCTCGCGGGTCAGGCCGAGACGTTCGAGTCCGACATCGGAGTCGGCGTAGCCGGTGATCTTGTCGGCGATCTTCGTGAACGCGTCGGCGCGCGCCGCGTCGGAGATTTCCCTTGTGGGCGCCCATACCGGATGCACGTCGCGCATGGAGTCGGGTATCGTGTTCGCGCCTTCGCGCAATGCCACGGCGATGCCCATGGCCCGTTTGAGTTCCCGTCCGAAGGCCACGTTCTGCTTGTCGGCGATGCGCGTCAACCGTCGTTCGGCGGATGCCATGGCCTCGGCGCTGGTCGGATTGTCCAACGTGATGCCCAGATAGTCGACCGGCACTCGGGTCTGCGAGGCGACGAGCATGGCCAAGGTCTTGAGCATGTCCGAATGGGGCGTCATGGACGCCTGCTGCACCTGATGCAGTTGGGGAAGCTCTCCGTTCTCGTCCGCGGTGATCGCGTTGATCGCCTGGATGAGACTCGTCCATGTGTTGCTGCTGAACGCGTCCCTGTTCGCTCCGATGAACCAGAGTTTCGGAACGGAATAGAATTCGGCCGACGCCTCCATGCGGACCACGGTGCGGAATCCGGCGTCGACGAGGCTCATGAGCGAACGGCTGATGCGGCTGTGGCCGAATGGCCGGTCCATCTGCCTGTCGTAGGCGAGCGCGACGGCAGTCGGCTGGTCGAAGTTCGTTTCGATTTTCTCCGCCCGCCATGGGGTCAGGTGGCCGGAGCATTCGTAGACCTTGCCGGGGAGCCACACGTTGAACGCGCAGATTCGTCCGTCCTTGTCGTCCTCGGTGATGGTCAATGCCGCGGCCAGACGGTGGTTGCGTCGGTCCCAGATTCCAGCGGACCAGTCGGCGGAGCGTGGGATCATGCTGATCCGGTCCGGATTCTCCGGGTCTGCGGCGATGGTCAGGAAGCTGCATGAGTGCTTGTAAGCGGATACGATCAGTTCTGACGTGGCCACGTCCAATTGGTTGTCCTCGAACAGGTCGTTGACGCCCATCGTGTCGTCGCCGGATACGCTGAACCCTTCCAGGTCGCTCAGGTCGCTCAATGATCGGACGGCCAGTTCGGGCCATCCGATCATCGCCTCGACCTTGTTTTTGATCTGGTCGGGGATGGAGATTCCGAAGTCTTTGAATCGTTCCTTGCAGTCGTAGTAGGCTCCGCGGATCAGGTTGCGTGGGTATTTCTCACGCCACACGCGCAACAGTTCGTGGATGATGGGCATGTCCTCGTCGTCGACGCCGAGGATGGTGCCGACGTTTCCGCTTGCGGTGTCGAGGTAGCTGCTGCCGGTGAATTTCGGAGCGACACTTACCGTTGTGCCGTCGGCCATGTAGAACACCATCAGAACATCACCTCCTGTCGTCTTCCCGGATGTCGTTTCGTCGTGAACGCCCCATACAGGGCGAGAGTGGTGGACACGAGCGGCGTGATGTCGACATCGCTGCCGAGTTTGTTCCAGGCGATCGCGCCGGACTGTCCAAGAGGCCGCGTGGTGGCGCCCTTGACGGCTGCGGCCAGCTGCGGCTGGTATTCGTCCCGTGGATGCTTGAGCGTTCCGGCCTTGAGCATGTCGAGGAAGCGTCCGCACGCGCGGCCCATCTCCTGCATGTTCGTCACCGTGACCCTCACATGCGCCTTCTTCAGTTCGGGCAGCAGGCTCATAGCGGGCGACTGCGCGTCGATGACCACGCTGGCGGTCTTCGGCCAATGTTCGGCGAGCCAGTCCACGGCCCACATGGTTCCCGCCTGCCGTGCGTCCTTGATGTTCGCCATCTGGATGACGGCCGAACCGTCCGCGTACCGTAGCGCGGCTCCGATGGTCAGCACGCTCCTGTCCGGAGGCATGTCGATGCCGAAGCTCACGGTTCCCCCATCAGGCACGTCGTCGATGGCCGCGGCCTGCCACAGGTCCGGGCTGATGGCGTACGCGGTGGCGGTCTCATCCCATATGCCAAGCGCCTCGCGACGGAACGAATCCTCGGCAAGGAGATTGCGCATGCGCAGTATCGCCTGTTCGCTGGTGCGTTTCGGATATGACGGGTTCGCTTTCGCCCACGCGGTCCGGTCGTCCAGGTCGCAATCGCGGTCCGCGCCGAGCTCCACGTAGAGCATGCCGTCCGAATTGCCGGACAACGCGGTCGAACGTTTCTCCTCGAAGGCTTCGCACTGGTCTCCCGGCTTCGGAGGGTTACCCATGAACACGATCAGCGGATTCGGGCTCGTGTTCACGATCGGAATCAGGTTATCCAACGCCTTGATGGTGAGGATCTGAGCCTCGTCGAACACCTCGATGTCTGCGGAGTGCAGGCCTCGGCCGAAGCCGTTCTCGCGGGCTCCGAACATGATGCGGCTGCCGTTGGTGAAACGGATCTCCTGCTGTCCGTTCGCTCGGCGCACGTTCCGCACGTATCTGGAAAGTTTCGGATTGCGGGTCAGGTCGCACATATCGGCGAATGTCTCGTCGGAGGTGCGCGTGTGGTGCGCGGTCCAAATGACCAATGTTCCGGCGCGCCCGGCGCACAGGATGAACATCGCGGTTCCGACGGTGAATGTCTTGCCGATCTGTCTGCAGCTGGACAGGACCGCGCCGCCGGACCCGCATGCGTACTTGCCGTCGGAGCGTTTGGCGAACAGCAGGTAGAGAAAGCCTTTCTGCCAGAGGTCGTAATGGATTCCGGCCTTGACCGCCGCGCTGTTGATCAGTTTGAAGTCACTCGACGTGACGCCTTCCGGCTGCACGAGCCGTTGGGCGATTTCAGACAATCGACGCTCCGACATCCTCCGCCACCTCCGTCACGTCATCGTTCATGTCGAACAGACTGCCGGATTCCTCGGCCATGCGCATCCGTTCGTCGAATTCTGCAAGCTTGCTGCTAATCGACGGCAACGCGTTGGCCGGTGTTGAGGGAGCATGCAGAGCCTCACGCAGTCTTCCGACGATTTCACGGAGCGTGTCCTCATGGGAACCGTCCATCATGCGTTCGAAGTTTCGTCTGTCGAGTTCCTGTTCCGGTTTTCTCTTCGCTTTAGCAGGCTTGCTTTTCCTTGTCCGAGCTGGATTGTTCTTTTTCCGACGATAATCCGCTTTCTGGCGGCAGGACTTGGAACAGTACTTCTGAGGCCGCCCATGGCCGGAAGGCTGGAATTCCTTGCCGCAGAGTTCGCACTTCATCGGCGTAATCCTCGCTTTCCGACCTTTCGTTGTTTCCCCTGTTTCCGACGTTTGAATCCGCGGGGAGAAATCGGCACTGCACCCGAGGCGACCGGGAGGGGGTGTACCCGGGGTCCCCGCCCTGGTATCGGAGTCAGATGCCGAACGTTTTGAACGGCATCGAGCTTGGTTTGATGGTCTGCTTGCCGGCCAGCAGCGCTCGTGCGTGTTCGTCGGTCTTGTCGCTCTTCATCCTGTTGCAGATGCGGTGAGTGAGCCTGCAGTTAGTGAAGCTGTATGGATCGCCGCCTCGTGAGACTGGTATGAGTTCGTCTACTTCGGCGCTCATCGGATGTGGTGTCTTCAATGTCTTGTCGACTGGCTTGCCGCAGATGGCGCACACATCGTATGCGGCTAGCACTCTTGCCCTGAGTTGTCTGCGCCGCCAGCCGTTACTGACGCGCTCGTTGCGCCGCTTGCTCATGTGGCCTCCCACGTGTATGGGGCCTGGGGCGTTATGGATTTGTCAATGACTATCTTCGCCGTTGGCTTGCTGGAATGCCGGTATAGGGCTCCCGTATATGGACACTCCCGCGTCTTGTAGGCTCCCCATCATCTGAGAATACCGGTTACTACCCCTCCCGGATTGCTTAACGCCACTACTGGGGATTGTTTCATACCCCGGAATCCTTAAACATTCGGATTCGCACGCCTGTTCTTGCGCGCCTCCTGCCGCCGTCTTATAGCGGCAGGCATCTGATAGACATAATTCAAAAACGTTGCAAGAAATCCGAGCATATCATCAGCATCCTCCTCACTGACAGGTTCAGTGAAATCGCCGTGAGCCATGTCATTGCCGAGATAACGTATCTCATGCGCCTCATCTTTAATCTGCTCGCTAATCACGCCATTGGCTGCCAGCTCATCAATTTTCGAAGCGAGATTGCCTTTCGTCACTTTCTTGTCTTTGGCCGTCGCTTCAAGTACGCTGCGGGCCATAAGGATCGCAGCTCGATAGGAACGAATACTAAAGCAGGCATATGCCTCGCTAGCAGCATCTGCGATATGTTGCGGCACGTCTTCGAACTCCTTTCCTAAAGGCTCATCTGGGAGCCAAACGAACGGTTGGCTCCCGTCGTTCTTAGAAAATACCGAATTCGCATCGAAACGATCAAAGCCATCGTCTACATACGCAGCCATTAATGCGATATTCGGATATCCGCAATAATCACATTTGAAGAAAGCGGCCCAAATCGAATCCTTATCGGTTTGATATGAGTCGCCCATTCTGGTCATGTGCGCAACTTGATGACAGTGCCAGCAGATTCTTGAAGCCATGCCATTGATTCTACGCTTAAGTGCCTTCGGCGGGATTCGAACCCGCGTCCACACGCGGCCACAAGGAAGAGAATCCAATAAAGACTCGCGGCCGGTACGATCTACCACTGATTCCTACGAAGGCATACCGGCAGGCGGATTTGAGCATCACCGCATCACGGAAGCACGGGATTGGCTTGCCTGCCACATTGGGGTATGTCCACTCTGACGGGAGTGGGCGGAGCGTGTCCGATATGCCGTTCGGACAGGACGGGACTGCAACCCAGGGAGTTAGGAGAATCCATGGCGGATATGAAAAGGGTTCAAACCAAGTCACCTCGGTTTGAACCCTCTAATCCACTGACAATTCTGCGTTGCACTTTCGATTTTGTCAAATCGAATCGCGGCGCAGCACCTGCCGATGCACGTCCGAAAGCCTGTACAATGGCCGTCCCTTATCGTTCTCACCGGCCGGCTGAAGCCTGCCACGCTTACGCCACGAGCGAATCGTATTCGCATTGCACCGGAACCCGCATTCGCGCAGCAGCTCAGCACACTCCCCCGCCGTGAACGCCCTGCCCGATTCGATGCACTCCCGCAGGAAACCCAATCGCACATCGACCACGCGATAAGCGTTGCCGCACACCGGACAATCAACGCTCACCGCGCCGACCTCCGCACTCAGCTCCACTCCACACAGAGGATTCAGGCACCTGCCGATGCCGTGCCTGGATGGTGGCACGTCGATGATGGCCAGCGTCTTGCGCGCCAACCGCTCCCAGTCATGCCAGATCAAACCGATGTCCGGCAGTCGGTTCAACCGCTGGCATGACCAGCATGCCTTGAGCATGTCGACGATGGACGGGACCGCGATGCTTGTGGCCCATGGCATGGCCGGCGGCGCATACAATCGACACCACAACGCCGTCACCGCATCCTCGATCTCCTGCAGATGGTCAACGACCGAGAGTCTGATCGGCGTGGGCGCGGACTGCAGGTTGACACGTCCAGGCTGGTGGCCTCCGTAATGCGCCGTCGAATCCAGGAACTCGCGCAGGGCTTGGATCCATGACGGATAGTCGTGGATCCATCCCCTCAAAGCGGTCTCGCACTTGTCGCACATCGTGGCCTGGATACGGCACTCCCCGCCGCACACTCGGCACATGCCGGCGAGCGCTGGCTTGTTTTGGTTGGTTTGTGCTGGTTGTGTCTGGTTTGGTGTTGGTTGGGATTCGTTGGTTGGTTCGTTCATTTGTTCGATTCCCTCCGGCGGGTGTAGTCTGGTTTGTGGTGATGCCAGGAGCCCGGCCGGAAGGTCGGGTTTCTTGTTATTCGCGGGTGTGTTGGATGATTGCTTTGATTTCCTCTTTGGGGACTTGTGGCATCAGTGGCGCGATCTCATCGAGGCTGTATCCGGCCTGATGCCATTTGATGATCATGTCCATGAGGGTTTTCTTGACTTTCATTTCGTTTCCCTTCGTATTTGCTGGATGATCGTCTCGTATGGTTTGCGGTGGAAGATGCGTATCCACCATTCGGGGCGGCGGCCCCATATGGTTTTGACTTCGGTGAGGGGAAACCATGATACGTACCATTTTTGGCAATTTCCGCAGTACAGCACCTCGCCTTCCTCCTTCGGTCTGGGATGCTCATGGTCGAACGCTGGCGGCCTTGGCACCAAATAACTTCGATTGCTCATTTTGTGTCCTTGAGTGTGATGCGTTTCATTCCTTCGCCGCCTTCATTTCTTGGACTTCACCGTCGAAAAAATCGATGATGAGATTGCAGCTGGCGACCGCCGACGTTTTGAGCTGGGTTTTTTCCTCTTCGTTTTCGGCTTTGATGGCGAAAACGCCATCCTTGCTGTTGAAATTGATTCTCATTTCGTGTCCTTCGTGGTTGGGATGACGGTGAATGCGACGAGTCCGGTCTCGGCATGGAACACCTTGGCCGGCTCGCCAGTCCTCAAGGACATGGCCTGCGCGTAGTCGCCGGCATCGTCGATGTTCTCGAACGTTCTGACGCCTTCCGTGGTGACGACGTTGTAGCTCATCTTGCCGGCTCCTTGTCAGCGCCGCTCACATGGCTCCAGTCGCATGACAGGCCATCGCCGAGACGCACGCAGTCGAGTTTTCGCGTGTCCTTGAGGGTGATTTCGCATTCCTGCGAGCTCACCATTCTGCCAACCTTGCCGATCCTGTCGGTGTGCGTCTCGGTGCATTGCGCGCTGGTGGCTGGCATCACGTCCGGTGTGTCCGCTGTGGCGTTGCCACAACCGGCGAGCGCCATGCATATGACGGTGATGGCGAGTGTGATGCGTGTTGTTTTTCTCATTTTGTTTCCTCCTGGTGTTTGCGCCATTCGCCGTTGGCGTATCGGTTCCATCCGCGGATCGCGGTTTTGATGCTGTCGTCCTGGGTGGTGATCCAGACGGCGTTCGGACATCCACGGCATTTGGCGATCCAGATGCAGTGCATCGTGGCTCCGATGATTCGGGCGTATGGTTCGATGCTTGGTTTCCTCGTGCCGCAGTAGGGGCATGGACTGGTCCTATGCCATTTCCTGGCATGCGATATGGTGTTTTTCATGGTTTGCCTTCCGTGATGACGACGGCGCGGATGCCGTCCGAGGTTTTGTTCGTATGGTGGCGCAGGTCGCAGTCGATGACGTGCAGTCCTATGCCCCGGTATTTCAGGACCGCGTGGACCGGGCTCAACCGGATCAGATCCAATGGGCCGTCCAACGTGACATCCATGCCGGTGAGCGCGATGCATCGACGGCCGATTAGGTCGGCGGGATTCCGGTACTTCCACGCCATATGCGTCTGGACCGTCATGGCCGGCCTCCGATCCAAGCGACCAGGACGGCCGCGCACAGGAGCATCATGGCGGCCGCTGTCATCACCATGCTCCCTTCAGAAGCTTGCGGTACCACTTGTAGTCGTTGATGTCGCGTCGGATGCAGTCGCGCACCCTGTACGTGCCGGCATGCGTCTTGTACGGGGTTTCGGGACAGTCCAGGAACGTGAGGTAGCGGCGGAGCGTGGTCAGGTCGAACTTGCGGTAGGACAGCCACCTGTCCGGGGCCAGGTCGAGACGTTTGAGGAAGTCGATGTCGAAGTCCACGTTCGTTCCAGCCGGAACCAGCATGAAGCGTTGCGACAGGGAGTCGAGATACTCCTCCACGGCGTTCGCCACAGCATCCACGCAGTCGTCGTGCGCGGAGCCGTTCAACAGCTCGAACAGCAATCCATTGTCCGTGTGCATCGAGAACGCGACCGGGCCCATGTCCAACAGGTCGAGATAGTCCGGTCTGATGATGCGGTGCAGGGATCCATACGAATGTTCGCCCAGCACGTCGGTGCATTCCATGCCGACCTCCAACGGCAAGCTGTCATTCCTGTCCGTGCCGGTCGTTTCGAAGTCGAGCCAGAGCAGCGCCTCCGGCTTCCCATTCCGGTCTTTGTCCTGTTTCCTCATGATTCTTCCTTCCAATTGCTTTGCCATTCGATGATTTCGATTTGCGTGAGCCGTTGTGCCGTGCCGTCATCCAGCAGCCACCACCAGTCGCCGTTCCAGTCGCGTATCGGCGCGTTGAGCGGATCGCGCCAGCTCGGGATGATGTAGCCGAACCGTTCCGCCTCGGCCGGATGAGCGTGCGTCCAACCATGGCAGCCGGTCGTGCCGGACCCGCACAGTTCGACGATGTTGCACGGCAGGTCACGCACGGTCGTGTCGGCACGACGACGCAACTGCCTGTGGTGGCCGCTCCTGCCCGGCCAGACGGTCGGGTCGTGCAGGTTGCGTCCGCAACGCATGCAATGCCAGCCCTGACGTTGCAAGGCGACATGTTTCGATTCCTGGAATTGCCGGTCGCTCATCGTCGCTCCCTTCCGAACTGGTCGAGCAGGCTGATGCAGGTCGAGCAGTCGCGTTTGATATCGCGGACGAGGTCAAGGTCCATATCGGCGAGCGCCGGACCTTTGAGTGCGTCGAGTTCCAATCGGTCGGCGGCTTGGATGGCCGAGGTGAGGACGCCGGCCATGTGTGCGATGGTCATGGCGTTCATGCCGCCGCCTCCTGTTCGAACAGTTGTTCGGCCAATACGTCGCCGGGCACGTTCGCGAGCTGACGGCGCAGCATGTCCGGGTCCACGCCCTGGTTGAGCAGGTCGGCGACCTTGCATGCGAGCTCCATGTACGTGTCCGTGCTCTCGCAGGCTATCGGGCCGAGAACGCGTTTCACCTCCTCGCTGCCCCACGTATACCGTCGGCGAGCGTTGGAATCCTTTGGCGTGGCGAATCCGCGTTCCTTGCCTTTGACGAGCCAGTTGCGGTATTTCGCGTTCCAGTCGGCCGAGCGGGCTCCCGAGTCGAGGGCCCTGTCGCGGAATTTGTCGGCTTCGATGCTGCAGTCGATGCCGAGCCGGTCGGCGAGCGCCCGGTGTTCCTCAGAGGGTTTCCAGTCGGCTGGTATTGGGATTGGTTTTCTCGCGCGCGCGTTACTCTCTCTAGGTTCTATATACGGTTCTTCCTTATATAGGTTCTGTGCGCAGTCATGTTGCGCCCCTGATTGCGCCCCTAGCGACGTTTTTTTGCGCCCCTGATTGCGCCCCTCCAACTTGTTTAGGGGCGCAGTGGTCTGCGCCTCTTGCGGCGGTTGTTTCAGGGGCGTAGTTTTTGCGCCTCTAAAATCCTTCATCGCGAGGTCCCAGACGATCGGACGGTATTTGCCGAGGTGCTCGGTGATCCGCTGGTCTCCCCTTCGAATCAGTCCGGCCTTCTCCAGATCGTGCAGGCCGTTCTGGATGGTGCGCCGGCTGTATCCGGTCAGTGCCACGATGCGCTTCTGGCTCGGGAAAGCTCCCCTGCCCTGTGTGTCAGCATGGTCGGCAAGCAGGAGCAGGATGCGCAACAAAGCTCCTTTGACCATTTCGGCGGGCACATCGTACATGGCCCACTCCAATGCCTTCATACTCATGATTCCTGCTCCTTTTCGACCATCGCGCCCTTGAGTGCCTCGCGTTCCTCCGCACTGGGCTGGTATCCGAGGTGTTCCAATGCGCCGTACCAGACGCACATCTCATCAACGCCGCGCATGGTGCGCCACGCACGCCAATCGGCGTTGTCCTCCTGGCGTGCGGCCAGCACGTCGAGGATCCGCAGCGGCCTGTCCCTCAACACCATGCGGATCTGGTCGAGGTTCTCCTTGCATTCCAACGACCAGTGGTCGCCGTCATGCTCAGTGATCGGCAGATTCCATCCAAAACCGATGAGCGCCTCCACGACACCCTCGCCATGGAGGCGCTGGCCCACGAACATCGAATGCCAGCCAACCGTCTCAGCAAGCGCGAGTTCGCAGATTCCCGCCACTGTCTGTTCGCGGGTGAGCGTGTGGAGGTTGGTTTTCAGCCATGCGAAACGCGTGTCCCTCGCAATCGCCTCGAAGTCCCTAGCCTTGCGGTCGAGTTCCTTCCCCCGTGCCATGATGGCCTGACGTTCGGCTTTCGCGCTCTCAGCCCATTCGAGCTGGTCGAGTGGAATCGGCTCGTACAGGCAGTAGTCGCCGTGGTTCTTGAAGACGCAGAATTCCGGCCACCCATCCTCGCCCGTGAACTGCTTCCAGAACGGATCCCGAGTGGAGGAAATGACGGTGCGCCGCCTGTAGCCGCGCGGTTCGAACGTCCAATAGTTCTTCCCGTCCGGGAAGGACTCGACCCTGACACCGGCCTTCGCGAGCGCCTTGTCGGCCTCACCGCACCATTTCGTCTTGTCGCGTTCGCTGACGAGCCTTCGGTATGTCCATTCGAAGTCGGTGGACCGTGCGAGCTCGCGTTGCATGTCGGGGTCGGATTCGAATTCGGCGAGCTTGTCCAACTGGTCGAGCGACAGTTGGCTGAAATCGGCGGACATGTCGCGCGTCTCCTGCGGGATTCTGGCTATCTTCAACCGTCTGCGAACGAACCGGTCGCTGCGTCCCGTCTTCTCGGCCATCTCCTTGACCCGCACACCCAGGTCGAGAAGCCCTTGGTAGCCGTCGGCCTCCTCCACGGGAGTCAGGTCGGAGCGTTGCGTGTTCTCCACGAGCATGATCTCGCGTTCGCGGCGCGCGTCCATCTCCTCGACGATCGCGGGCACGGTCGAGAGTCCCGCCTGTCTGGCCGCGGCGAGCCTGCGGTGGCCGATCACGACACGGTACTGTTTGTGTCCGCCGATGTCCGTCTCGCCGGTCGGCGTGACCAGCAAAGGCTGTTTGATGCCCTGGCTTCGGATGCTCGACGCCAGTTCTTCCACGTCGCCGACCTGCTTGCGTGGATTATGCGGGTTGGCATGCAGGTCGTCCACTTGCAGATTCTCTATGGTGATACTCATGATTCGTCCTTAGAAATCCGGTTCGGATTCCGGCTTGCCGAAATCACCGAACGATGCCGATTTGTCCTGTGGCTGACCCCACGGGTCGGACGGCGGAAGCGAGGCGCCGGCAGCGGTGGCCCCGCCCGTATAGCCCGCCGGAGCGGAGGACGGATTGCCATACGCTCCAGCCGTGCCACGCTGCGCCTTGGCTACCTGCGCGGTCGCATAGCGCAAGCTCGGCCCGATCTCGTCCACCTGCAATTCCATGGAAGTTCGGTGCTGATGCTGCTCGTCCTCCCATGAATGCTGGGTCAGCCTACCCTGGGCGATCACACGCATGCCCTTGGCGAGACTATTGGCGCAATGCTCCGCCAAGTCACCCCACACAGTGCAGCGGAGGAACAACGCGTCCCCATCGACCCACTGATTCGACTGCCGGTCGAACGTGCGTGGAGTGGACGCGATCGTGAAACCCGCCACGCTCCTGCCGTTCTTCGTCGACCTCAATTCCGGATCCGCGGTCAGGTTGCCCACAACCGCGATAATCGTCTCACCAGCCATCAGAACCTTCCTTTCACGGCGAGAGTCTTGATGATGCGGATGGTCTCGCCACCATCCCTGGTCT